TGGATGTCGGAAGAGACTGACGCGGCCCTCACGAACGGAGTCTTGTACCGGACCCGCAACGTCCCTGCCATGCAGTCCTCATCGAAGACGATGGCGTACCCAGACGGGAAGTCGGACGTCGGCAGGTCGCGCTGCAACCGCGTCTGGTGGATGATCGGGTAGTCGTCCGCCGTGTAGCGCAGGCGCACGTCGATCAGGTCCAGTACGTCCGACGCACCGGTCAGGTCCGTCTGCCTGTCCGCACCGTTGTAGGTGACGTCCGCCACGACGACATGAAACAAGCCGTTGGCAGGTGACGACAGGTCGTCGATGTCCGCATTCAGCGCATCCAGCATGGACTGCTTTGCGAACCGTGGGTTGAGGGTGACTATCGCCGCCGACGAGTGGGATGCCGCAGTCGTACCCATGTACCCGCGCTCCACCACCAGGGTCTTCGTGCCGGACGAGACCTCCCAGATGTACATGAGTTCCGCATCAACCTCGATGATTGTCCCAGCACGAAACCCACCTAGTTCATAGGTGGTGGTCAACGACGTGACGCTGTCGTTGATGGAGGAGGCCAACTTGTTCCGCTCCTCCACGGTGCCGGAAAGCAGTTGGCGCGTCACCCGATTGAGGAGCGCGCCAGCGGTCGACATCTACTTCTTAGTCTTGCCCTTCTTCATGGGCTTGCCGGTCTTCTTAGCCTCGTCCTTGGCCATCTTCATCCCCTTCTTCGTGTAGGGGAACTCCTTCTTTCCAACCTTCGGCATGTTGACTCCTTCCGTCAGGCGGAGATTACCACTTGACCTTGTCGGCCCAGTAAGCCGCGGACATCTTGCCCTTGGCAATGTTCTTGGCATGGCGGGCCTTGAACGACTCACGGCGCTTGCGGTACGCCTCGGACTCTCCGGCCTTCTTGGGCGAACCCTGGACGCCCTGCTGGCCGAACCGGATCAACTTGACCCTGTCGCCTTCCTTGGCCAGGACGGCATGCGACTTCTTGGCACCCGGCGTCCGCTTCGGCTTGTTGTATCCGGCAAACTTCTCGCCCCTGTACTCGATGCTCACTTGCCCTTCCTCGCTTCCTTCCCGGCCTTCTTGGCCGCCGGGGTATTGGCCACGAACTGCTTGCCCTTGCGGGACCCTTCCTGCTTCTTCTTGTTTGTCGCCGCCTTCTCGGCTGGGCTCAACTTGTCCCATGCCTTCTTCGGCAGGTAGCGGGTAGTGCCGCCCTTGCGCTCGGCAGGTTTCTTGTCGGAGGTCTGCCACTTCTCCTTTGACCACTTCGACAGGCTCTTCTGGGACGACGTCTTCTCGCCCTTGTATCCGCCGCCAGCCTTCTCGTACTCGGCCGCCAGCAACTGCGCCTTGCGCGCAGACCACTGCCCGGGCTTGCCGCCTTTGGAACCGGCCATGATCCGGTCCTTGATCCGCTCCCTGAGTTCAGGCTTTGTGTATGCCATCAGCGCTCCAGGTACCCGGCGTCAGCCAGGATGTCGTGGGTGTTCTCGGTCACAGAGTAGTGAGTGTTGGGCACGAAGTGCTGGGCCTTGTGGTTCACCTCGACGGTGCAAGCCTGGTTGACCCGGCAGTCGAACATGACCGCTGGTTCCTCTAGCGGCCCGGACTCCAGGAGTCTGCCCTCTGGCAGGGCGTCGACCAGGGCCTGCGTGGACTTGGCCCAGCAGAACTCCTCGCCAGCCAGGTGTGCCCTTCTCTGCGCCATTCGATCTGCCTTGTCCTGGTTCTCGTACACCCACAGCATCTGCTGCGCCAGGTAGTCGACGTCCGCCTCGTCCCACTGACCGACCTGCGCATCCACCTTCCGGTGCGGAGTGACGGATAGGGCAAGGTGCGCAAACTCTGCCTGTCCGGACGTGGCCGTCAAGATTGTGGGTATGCCCAGCGAGATGTTCTGCAGCGGTATCAAACCAAACCCCTCGCCACGGGCTGGTGCGAGGAAGCAGTTGGAACTAGAGTAGAACAGGCGCTCGGTCTCAGCATCCATCCACGACCTGAACATGCGTACGTTCTTGGCGCTGAAATCCTTCGGCACATCGCTCGCATGCGGTGCAGCCTTGATCCACAACTGGGCGTCCGGCAGGCGCAGGCGCGTGAACGCCTCGACCGCAATGTCTAATCCCTTCCTCTTCCACAGGGAGCCGCCGCAGGTGAAAATGAACATGCCGCGGTCCTTGCGGGGCTGCGGCGTCCAGAACTCCGGGTCGACTCCGAGCGGAACGACGGTGACGTCCCTGTGGTGCTCGCTGAACACTTCGTAGTTGTGCTGGCAAGGGACGAGCACCTGGTCGTACTGGGGCATCCAGCGGGCGAACCGCGGGGGTAGGACGCTGGTCTCCCACATCGTGAACGAAACCCGATGCGTGCCATGCAGCCAGCCCTTGGTGGCAAACGGCACGGACATGAGTACGTCAACCGAGGCGTCCTCTGAAATCTGGACTCCGTCCGGAACTCCGGACAGGAAACCGTTGAGCATTGCCCCGTATCCGAACCGCCCGTCGGTAAAGCCGTGCCAGTTCTGGTGGTTCATGCCGGTTCTGGGGGCCATGTGTTTCCGGGCTTGATGCCGCCGTTGCGGATCATGCCCTTCACCAGTCGGATGCGGTCCATGGCAACCCCGCTGTCCTTGACACGCGAGTGCTGTTTGTCGTGCAGCGTGTAGTTGTACCGCACCCTGTCGCTAAACGCCACCCGCACCCCGCCCGCCTTCCATTCAAGTGCCTGAATCCAGTCAGCCCACTCAACCGGCCTATAGGGGTACTTCATCCATACGTCTCGCCGGATGATCTGATACCCGGAAAGGGGATACCAGTCGCTGGTCATGATCTCGCTCCACTTGGCCTGCGTCGGGCGCATGGCGTTTCCATTGCTGTCGATGCCCACGGATGCCTCGACGTCCCCGCTCATGTCGATGTCCACAAACGCATCGGAGGGAAGCCTGTCGTCAATCGCAAGTCCGGCAACCCACTCCGTATTTGCTGCCTCTACGGCGCAGTTGAATGCGTTCCAGTGATACGGCTCACGCAGTTCGATCTGCTGATACCCAGACCCCAGCGGCAACTTTTTGTCCGTGGCAATGATCACATGGGCTGGCTGCACGTTCAGGTTCTCGATGGACTGGTGCCAGTCGTATCCATGCTTTGCCCAGTACTCGTCGCCCCAAGATGCGCTGACCAGCGTGAGGTTGTTGACGGTGCTCACTTCATGCCGAGGCCGGTTTCGACCTGCCATGCATGCTCGGCGCGCTTCTCCGCCTCGGCGGAACCGTCAATCGCCTTGGGCTGCAGGCCCTCCGACCTCAGGCGCTTATACGCGTCCAGGTCCTTTTCCAACTTCTTGTCCTTCTGGTTGATCGTCGCCGCCCTCGAACCACCACGGCGACTCGGGGTTGCGGAGGCCGCAATCGACAGGCCGGAAACCTTGCACCCGAAGCACCCGTCCACGTCCAGGTTTGGATGAACCCTCCGGTGCAGCATTACGAGATGTAGGCCCCGTAGCCAGCGGCCGTAAGAGATGCGACTTCGTCTGCATCCAGGGGAGTCTTATGGCCACCCAGGTAGATCTTGACGACCTGGCCGACGTCGCGCTGGTCGACCTCGGAGTACGTGCCGTCGTTGAGAAGGTAGACGTTTCTGCCGCGTGGCTCCGGCTCGTAAAAGCGCCAGAGTCGGGCAGCGGGTCCGTAGGTACGCACATCTCCGTACCGCGTGAAGTCGTCAGTGGGAGGGGAAAAAACAGCCATCGAGTAGGTGGGGGGCGGCGGTGGAGGTAGCCGCCGCCCCCCTTCCTACTGTAGCAATCGGCTAGTTCGCGCCGATGCTCGACGCCGACTCGATGCGGCTGAGCGACTCCTCGCGGAATCGGCCGTAGCCCCCGAGCCAGTACCAGCCGGTCGGGTTGAACCGACGCAGCACGTCCACGACCGGGCCCTCGATCACTCGGGGGAACGGACCGTTGCCGTCGACCATCGAGTACGCCTTTGCCAGCGACTGACGGCCCATGATGTGGGTGCAGTAGACGTCCACCGTCGCCGACGAACCGGTCGAGGAACCCGACCCGTCCGAAGCGTTGGCGAAGACCTTGGCCCGCGGCGTCTCGATGAAACGCACCGACTCGAACGTGCCGATCTCGCCCAGG